TGCCACTGTGACGAATTGCACCGGCACTTCTTGCAACACCAGCACCACGACGAACACCACCATCAATAACGGCGGTTCCATTTCTGGCACCTGTACGGGTGCTCAATGCCCGACCGCTGGCAACCCTGACGGGAATGGTGACGGCCTTGGTGATTGCGTCGGCAGTTGCGAAGGGTCAACAGGACCGCTTTCTCTTGAGGGTATGGGGGAGGGTACTAGCTTCGGTGACACGCTCGATGGCTACTACGACAGGATCAGCGGGTCTCCCATTGCCTCCGCAGTGACCGGTATCAGTATGCCTTCCAACGGCTCCTGCTCGTTCCCGACCGCTTCGACGTATCTGTTTGAGGTTGATCTTAATTTCATCTGTCAGAACGCCGATTGGCTCGACCCGCTTCGCTATGTGTTTCTGGCGATCTGGGCATTTGCCGCTGTTCGCGTTCTCATGTCTGCGTGAGGTGCTGTGATGCTCGACACTATTCGTCAATGGATCGTTGAGTTTACCGACTGGCTTCTCGAGATCCTGCTTTGGCTCCCTCGTGAGTTGTTCGCGCTCTTCATGGATGCGCTCGCCAGCCTCGTAGAGTCCATCCCGGTTCCCGACTTCGTGAATCAAGCTGCGGGCGCTTTCGGTTCTATTCCCAGTAACGTCTTGTTCTTCGCACATTATTTCGCGGTGTCTGAAGGCATCGCGTTCGTTCTTGCGGCTTACCTCATCCGGTTCATCATTCGCCGTATTCCGCTGATTGGGTGATCTATGGCTATTGACGCTTACACCGGCTTGCCTCGCTCTGGCAAAAGCTACTCGGTCATCAAAAACGTGATTCTCCCGTCTCTTAAAGAGGGGCGGCACGTTCACACCAACATCCCGTTGACGGATCTGCTCAAGGACGAATTTCCCGGCCAGTGTCACCAGTTGCCTGATGACTGGTACACGTCCGAAACGCTCTTTGATGATCTGCCGCCCGGTGCGGTTGTCGTTCTGGATGAACTATGGCGTCGGTGGCCTGCTGGGCTGAAAGCTAATCGCGTTCCGTTCGCTGACAAGGCGTTTCTGGCTGAACACGGCCACAACGTAGACGAGCACGGCCGTACCACTCGCGTCGTTCTTGTCACTCAGGATCTGAGCCAGATCGCCGCATTCGCAAGGGATCTCGTCGATACTACTTACCGTTCGGTCAAGCTGGATCAAGTCGGCGCTGACGGTCGCTTTCGTGTCGATATCTACCGCGGGGCTGTCACTGGTCAGAAGCCGCCAAAGACTCAGCTGACGCGCAGCCTTTACGACAAGTACGAGGAGGATATTTATCGTTACTACAAGTCGGCTACCAAGTCGCAAGCCGGTAACGCTGGCGACGAGAGCAGGGCAGATAAACGCGCCAACATCTGGCGATCGCCGTTCATTCTCTTTGCCCTAATCGCTCCCATTGTCTGCATTCCGTTCCTGCTCTGGTACATCATCGGCATGTTTTCTTCTGGCTTCGGGCTTGTCGAGGAACCGCCAGCGCCTGAGCCTGCTGTGCTGATGAACCCTCCGCCGCCAGTCGTCAACCCGCCTTCCGGTGTCGCCCAGGCACAACAAGTGACGGACTCAACGCCGCCTATGTCTGGCGTTTGGCGTATCGCTGGCACGATGGACTGGCCTAGCCGGGATCAGGCCAAGCCGGTCATTATTCTCGTCTCAGGTGTTCTCGGCGAGCGCTATGCCAATCCGGACGATTGCGAGATCTTGCCGGATGGCATCAACTGGTTATGCGTTGTGGATGGATTTACCGTAACCGCTTGGACGGGTCGAGGTGATTACTCCACCATTGTCAGCCCGCCCGCACTGGCTCGCACTGCCCGAGTCGCGAGCGGAGCGACCGATCCGGGCAGCGCGCAGCCAGTCAATCCGCCGCCTGCAACTGCTGGCCTTTAACCGAGAGCAATGGAGCGTTTATGTCTGATCAAGCAATCCGCGCATATTTACACCCTATAGCCAGCGATTTGGTTTTGGCTTTATCGTCACTTCAAAAGCTCGTCGTTGATCATACGGAATGGTCTTTTGCCGACTTTGTGTCGCTTGTTGTCGAGGGGATGGAACTGGACGACGCTGGCCAGATCCCTGATTACTTGTTTCCTGACGATTAGGTTTTAGCGCTTCGCATAATGACGATGGGAATTACGTTACCGAAGGCGGCTGGCTAGCCGAGTAGACCGGCCCGACAATCCCCTAGCGGGCCGGTCTATTTACACGTAATCCCCTTTATGCGATGCGCTCACACTGACTTTTCGGCAAGTTCTTTCAGCAGTTCTTCGTCCTCTGCTTTGAGGTATCCCCCGAGGCTTTGCAGGATGTTCCCCCACGTCATTAACCGCACTATTTGATCTTTGCTAAGCGTTGTTTGCCGCGCTCTGTATGCGCGCTGTTTTTCGGCATTGGTCATTGCTTTGCCTGTTGCCGGTCTTCCGCGCTTTTTGGGTACGTTACCGTTAAGCGGCAATTCCGCTTTCTGCTTGTCTGCTTGGTCTTTCATGAAAGACGCTCCTCAGCTTTTTCATTTGCTTCATTTAGCACGGATTTAGCCCAGTCAAAGAGCGACGGGGAACCGTGGTAAATCGCTGTCATTAACCAGTAATGGCGCTGACCCAGTTCGTAGTAACGCTCATAAGTGGCGCAGAGGCTCATTTCATCGGCCAGCGCCTGGACGCGAAGACGGGTTAATGATTCGTCAGCCATGCAGTATTTTTGAGCATCAGTCATTTTTGCGAGTCTCGAAAATTGCAGCTATAAAGCCGCGAATCTGGGAAGGGCTGATCGGGTGAGGTGTATCTGGGTACGTGACGTCCAGTGTAAGTTCGCATGCTTTTTGAAATTCATCAGTAGTGATAAGGCCACCCAGAAGAGCGCCGTAAATCAGACCCTGACAATATTGAGATTCTGCATTTTTTGAAAATGAGTCTCCGGAATCCCGGGACTTTGCGAGAATTTCAAGCCGGTTAATCAAATCCCGCTCAAAAGTGAAAAAATATGAATTGCTCATGACTGGTTCTCCGTTGTTGGTGACTTAATTATAGCAACGTAACCATAATTGCACAACGAATTAACGTAACATAACCACAATTCCCGACGAACGGTAGCCGCCTCCGATGCCTTTCCGCGTTCTCGCAATTCGTGCCGCCACCAGAACCCGCCCGCGCCATGTCCAACCCCCAGCAGCGCTTGCCGCGCCTCTGTAGCTTCGTAGGATGCCTTTGGTCGTAGGTGCACATGGTTGAGCCCGTTAGGCCCAGCACGGGACGGTTTGGGCTTTCTGAGTAGGTTCAAGGCCGATCTCGGGGAGCGATAGCGTACCGACCGGTAATTGTCAGCGGGAAGGTCTGATCACTTGCATGTGCTCTGCATCGTCCAGGCACTGCAAGATGAACTCTTTGTCAGCCCACTCCGGCAGGCTGCAAATCAAGGCTTTCTGTCTGTAGGTTTCAGCTTCGATAGCCTTCGTCACGGTTTTGAACTGTTCCATTTCCAGTTCTGATATTTCCTGCAACTCTGGCAGGTCTGCTGCCGTTGCGCTTGTCGCCAGTACGGCGACCGCTATTACCTTTTTCATGCTGCCTCCATGCAGGCTCAGGGGTGGGGGTGCTGTAACACCCCCACTTTACCCCGGAACTCCGGGGTGACTCCCTATCTCAACGCCTCTTGCTCGTACCCGAAAAGTATTCCTTTCAGTGCTATTTTTGCCTGATGCCTTGCATCAGCCGGCAATGCATCAAACCGTTTCAGTATCGGCTGAAGGTCTTCGGATACTGATCTTTCGCTATCATCAAGCAGCAATTCGTCTGTGCTCACTCCGAACACCTTTGCTAGCGATACCACAACATCTCCTGCCGGTATTTGCTTCCCTGCCTCGTACGCTACATAGCTCGACTTGCTAACGTTCGCTGCCTCCCACACTTCTTTTTGGGTGAGCTTCTTCGCCTTACGACATTGCTTAAGGTTCGTTGCTATCGTCATCGCTCTTGCCTGCTGATCAGGGTTCATCCTCGCAATGTAATTACTGTTGTTCTGTACAGTACCGGAATTCCGGCACATTTCTTCTTGCTTTTGATCACTCACCGATATTAGGATTCCGTCTAGCTTGTATTGGTTTTCCGATATTGACAGGGTTTTTCATGTTCTACGATTGGATCAAGGCATATCAGGAATATCCCTTTGACCTTCCACCGGCTCCCGGTGGGGTGATCTTGGTCCGTTACGACGCTGAACATGGTGACGAGATTGGCCGCTCTGCTCCTGCCTTTCTCGCTGAGGGTAGCTACTGCACCACTTTTCGCATTCATGTTTGCGGTCGCAAGATCACAGTGGATGGCAACCCTTCGCGCATTAACCGTCTCGATAACGTTTTTGGTATTCCCACGCTGGAAGGGTGCTTCCGTGTCATCAATTCTCTTTTGGCTGATCTTGGTTATCCAGCTATGACCAAGTGCACCACCGTCAAGCGTATGCATAACCAGTCCGCCTTGGCTGATGGTGCCGTTATCCAGCGTCTCGACCTGACCAGTAATTTTTATGTAGGGCAGGGCAACGAACGCTCCTATCTGCGTGGCATTTCTAGCCAACGGTTTCGCCACTCAATCGGCTACCTGTACCCAGACGGTAATACCTGTGTTTGGACTCCAAAGGGTGGCGAGAAGGCAGGGCGCTTGGTTTATCCCGGCAATTACGCCAAGGCCGCTGAGCTTGACGCTCATCTGCTCCCGAAAATCAAACGGACATTTGGCGAAGACTCTGATGAGTACGCCTATGTCAAACAGCTTCGCGACTGGTGTGCATCCGTTGGAATGGTTCGCTCTGAAATCAAGCTCAAGCCGGAATTCTTGAAAAGGGAACAGCTCTGCTACTGGGGCTTATTTGACGAACGTCGATTGGTGGAGATTCACGGTGACTTTTTGAAGGTAGGTGACAACATGACTTTGAACGCATTTGACACTGTTAGCATCACTCAGGAACTCATTAACCGAGGTATCTGCAAGTCTGTTCAGGCTGCGGGCCGCACCGCTGGTTATTGTTACGAATGGATGCATGGCGCAACTTTTGACTTCAATAAGTCTGCCGTCCAGGAACACCGCGCTCGTCTTCGTCGCCTCAATATCGATATCAAGATCCCGTTCGATTCTACCCGTTGCGGCGTCGTCTTTATCCGGAACGTGCGTGAGGTCGAAGTGACCCACGATATGCCGATTCCCGCGTTCTACCGCCACGCTCAGGTGCCGTCGCACCTTCGATTGGTGGCTGCATGACCTCCGTCTGCCCGTGCTGCGGTTTCCTCGTTTTGAGTATGTCACCGTTCTGCTTTCGGTGCGCGGCTGAGGGTGGTTCTCGATGATCTCTCGCGCCGCTGGTTTCGCCCTGGTATTTGCGCCTCTGGGGCTCTGCACCTTCTTTATCACGCTGGCCGTGATGGGGCAGGGCGCATGAATCGCGTTCGCCTTTCTGATCGTGTCGCTACTCGCTCCGAGGTGGCCAAGTCCCGCTTCTCTCGCCCTGTTCCGGTCGTTACCGACTGGGAAGGGCTGCGCTCCAATTTGCAGGCTCGCGTCCACGCTGGCCCGCCTAAACCGCTCTATGTTCATCAGCATGAGCTATCCGAAACCGACTCTGACCGTTACTGGCGGTTCATCAACGACATGCTCCGTTACGGACGTGAAGAGTCATCTTTCAAAGGCACCCCATTCGTGGGCGATGCCTTTGGCTACTAACTGAGGTGGAAAATCATGGGAATCAAAATTGAAGTTGTAAGCCGTGACGTTGACGTTCGCTCCGGCACCAATGCTCGCGGTGATTGGACTATTCGCGAGCAACATGCCTATCTGCACAAAGGCTCTGAGCCGTACCCGGCATTGATCAAGATTACTCTCGAAAAAGATCAGCCCGCATATGAGCCGGGCAACTATCAACTCGCCGATAACTCGTTCTTTGTCGGCAAGTATAACGACCTGATGTGTCGTCCGCGCCTTGTTCCTCTGGTCGCCCAAGCGGCACCGGCTAAGGCTTCCTAATCATGAGTTCCGGCGTCATCCAGTGTGACGGCGACGTATCGGTCGCAATGGACGGCGCTCCGCTGTGTTCTGGCACTTGGACACTCGTCCCGGTGCTTGAGCCATTCGACGTGTCACAGCTTGACCCTGCGGTTCTTGGGCAGGCGTGGCTAGTCGGATTCACGTTGGTAGGCACTTGCTGGTTCGCCGGTAAAGCCTGCCGTTTACTTTTGTCGATGATCCGCTAGGGGGTCTTATGTTTGATGCAATCACCACTGCTGTATCCGTTACCGAGGTCGTTACTGGTATCGGTGCCATCGCCGGCGTAATCGCGCTCGCACTGGTTGCCCGTATGGGCGCTCGCAAGCTGCTTGGCATGATTAAGTAAGCAAGCGGGCAGGGGTGGGGGGCTTCGGCCCCCTTCTTTCTTTCTGGAGACCGCACAATGGAACAGCTCTGGATCTTCTCGTTTTTCGTGATCGGTGCGCTTTGTTTCACCGTTGCCTTGGGGAAGCTGTGATGCGCTTTTTACTTATTCTTTTTTTCGCCATTTTTGGGTCGATGGGCGCACAGGCTGCCGATTACTATTGGCGTGTCACTGCCTCTGCAATTCTCGGCGGACTTCCAAATGCCTTTGGTTCTGCTTCTGACGCATGCACTGCGGTTTATGATCGTTGGGGCGGTTCTAACATTGATTACAAGACTGGTCAGCCCGCACCTCTATACGTCAATGACACTACCTTTCAGTGTCGTGCCTCTTACATGGACAAAAACGGCACCGGCCCCTATACCGCCAACACTTCTACAGTTACCCGCCTTGGTGACTCATGCCCGCCTGGCACTGAGTACAATGCTGAAACAGGCGCTTGTGACTCCGCGCCCTCTTGTGCTGACAAGTTGGGCGACACGACTTTCTTTAGCATCAGCGGCGTTGGCAATACTGACTATATGTTCATCACGTCAGACGGCAGTTTCTCTGCTCCTTCGCAGCGAGGTTGTTTTGACGGTTGCAGCGCTTCCACAGTCGATCAGAGCTGTCAGACATCGTCTCTGGGGCCTTGGCGGTGTGGTGGTACTGCCGTTTTCGACGGCGGCAACTGCGGTGAAGGTACAGAGTCTCCTAACATTCCTACTGCTAAAGAATCTCCCGAGCTGGAAAAACCCGCTGCTGAGCTGACCACGCAGACCCAGCCTTGTAATTACATCACCCAGGCTGACGGTTCGCAGACCTGCACTTCGCTCGCGGTTGAGGATCACAAGGGCCAAACTTGCGGCACCTTTAATGGCGAGGTTATTTGTCCAGAGATCCAGCCGGAGTACGACAGCACCCAGATCGACACCACCGTCACGACTGAGGACAACGGCGACGGCACCACGACGACCACGAAAACAGACGTTGCCACTGTGACGAATTGCACCGGCACTTCTTGCAACACCAGCACCACGACGAACACCACCATCAATAACGGCGGTTCCATTTCTGGCACCTGTACGGGTGCTCAATGCCCGACCGCTGGCAACCCCC